CCGACACAAGTATTCAACATAAATAACGATCTTTTACATTCTTTCGGTACGTAACTTTCCATTATATAGTTACCTTCGATTATACTCTTTTGGTCGGAAACAGTAAATAAATCAAAACTTTTGGCTGATTTTCCGTAAATAATGTAAGAATTTGGTACAGGTTTGATCAAAAAGCAGTGGCGAATGCCTTTTTTTAAGAATTTTGACCACCAATGTTTAGAATCATCCTCAAAAACGATATAAACCTTAGAAGACATTTACTTGTATCTTTGCTGTATGAGTCTTAGAAAAGGTATCAGTACGTCTTAATGCGGCACGACCCTCGCCCTCACCTTGCAATGCGTACTCCAAAGCCTCAACAGGGTGGGAATATTCGTTCTTATCAGGCTCATCAGTGTATCTTTCCCCTGTAGTCTGGACTCTACGGTAGCAGAAACCACCTTGTAGACCCTTACGGATCATAGAGGCTTTAGGTAAGACAAGGAATCTAGGCTTGCCATCCATACACATTTCTTTCATAGGGACTTCTAAAGCCGCTCTACGCTTCATAGGATCATTAGACGCAGTAGGTTGACAGGGTATGCCTGCGGCTCGCATGATTTGGAAAGGTGTTTCAGAGTTAGACTGGTTCTTGTTGTTACCAGAAGGATCGCCCCATCCTTTAAACGTGTGATCAGGATAGACTTCTTCGATGTATCTTTTAAGACTAGGGGCAAAGTCAACAGCACCAGAGTCAGTTAACACGACCTCATCAAAGCAGACCCAACGGCCTACAGAGGTTCTTTGGATGAAAGCACAAGCCGGAGTACGACCAAAATCAAAACCAAGAATAATAGGCAAAGACTTATCAGGTGTAAATTCCATGTGCTGACAATGAACTGAATCAGTATACATAGGATGTACAGGTTTACCATTAGATACAAAACCGTATTCATTGGCTAGATTAACCTTGATCCAATCATCTGTCTTCCCCTGTAGTCCTCTTTTATAATATCCATCAGGAAGGTTAGTAAGATTCTCAGCATTTTTATTAATAATCCAGCTTTCACCATCTTTCAATACCCCTCCTTGTTGTCTGTAGAATGCCCAGTCATCAGGTCGTTCTATCTCTGCTAGTTTAAAATACCAATGGTCTTCATCAGGGGCGTTACTGTCTCCTATGATTCCATGATGTGTAGGACGCGCACCTTCCTTGTTAGAAGGGTATCTACCATGTCTAAGGTCTAACATGTCTAAAACAGCCTTAGCGTGTTCCTTAGTCTCGTTTAACCACACCCATGTAGTCTGTATACCCCTAGCCTTCTTAACGTGTTCAGGACGGTCGAACGCAATAAAGACAACATCACACTCTACCCTTGTCCCATCTTCTAGTTTAAATCTTATAAAGTGTGTAGGAGGCTCCTTATTACCTTGTTTGAAGTCACCTAACTCACCATGTATCTCTAACCAGTCTTTAATCGTAGTAGAGAACAGCTCAGAATAGGTGTTACGCGCGGCAATGACCCTAGATAAGCGTACACCATAGTTCTTATGCTTCTTGTCTTTAACAGGCTCTTGTTCACACATAAGGTCAAACAGTTTAAGGATACACTGGACTGTCTTACCAGAACCTAACGGCCCCATAATAAAGGAGTTTCTTGCGCGGCAATCATTGAAATCTTGCAGGACTTGGCCTTGTGGCATCAAGTTGTATTCAATTCTCATTACAACCCCGTTGTTATTTAGACCAATCTATCTTATCGTAATTAGATTTAAATACTTCTCGACTACTCGCTGTAGACTTACGAGCATGACTACCCTTACCACCATTGTATTCAGGGAAGTGCCTATCTCTTGTTTCTTTGTCTAACTTATGAACTAAGTTTGGGCCTTTCTTTGCCATGTCACCACCTACCGCATATACACGTTTCTTCTAAACAAATACACTCACTAAACATCTTCTCATCTAAGACATACAGAACTTCTTTCATCGCGTATAAGTCTTTATCAATTAAAGCCGTACAAAATGCTTCAATTAATTCGTAATCAGCATCACTCACAGGTTCATCCGTATTAAGACTTATCATTTAATTCTCCACGCTTTCATCATCCCTCAACCAATCCTTCATTACAAGTGTTTTTGCTAACTCAAGATAAAACACCTCAGATTCACTTCTAAGCGTACTTCCTACCTCAACCCCTAGCTCACCTATAGAAATTACAATAAAGTCCTTAGAATGCCTTATATGAGCTTCTATGAGGTCTTCTACGTCAGGCCTGATCTTATGAATCGTCATAATTTTTTTTTGCGGGGGACATATATATACACATAACGCGCGCCTTCGGAGGGGGGGTGTGCTACTCGCTCGCTCCACCGTCATACTTCTTGCGCTGTATGCTGACTGTGAGTCCTGTGTCACCTGTACTGTGCTCTATTGCCTTCAGCTTGGGTGCTACATACTCTGCTATCTTGAGCCATGATGCTATGGAGTCGCGTTGATTAGCCACAGTGGGGTCTTCCTGTGCCAACTGGTCGAGTGTGTGGGCTTGTTCTGCGGCCTTCATTATGGGGTCGAAGTCCTTCCCATACATATCCTTTAAACGATTGAGAAGAAACGCCTTGTTCTTGCCTAATGCTCCCTTGGGACGTGCCATATCGTTTGATCCTCTATATAATTTATTCCTACACCGTTGATTCGATTGATCATTTTTTAACCAGATTGATCATTATTTGACCAATTATACCTCATTTACCCCATTTATATGAGTAAAAGTTATATTAATCTTATTTTTAATGAGCATTCATTATTGACAGGTGTCAATGTATAAAGTATTGTAGCTACACATTCATTTATATATATAGGTATTCATATGCAAGTTTATTCAGGTTATAACTACTACGTTTCTTTTCATACCAATGGTAATGAGCGCGATGGTCAAACCGTATCGGGTGCTGATCTAGGTCAATTCATGGCAGATCACAAAGTCTTTAGTGTTGAGCTTATACAATGTTGGGAATGCTACACCAAGAACCCAGAAACAGGTGACGGTGGTTGGGATATTGTATGGATTAAATCAACGCGCGAACTAGTTAAAAAGTTCCCTAATTTTGATTGCATTATTACCGAAGGATATCCGCCACACCCAGACGTAAATGAAATTGAATTCTTAGACTGCGAGGCATACTAAGTAGTTAAATCGGTAGCATTGGTTTATATCAGTGCTACTCATTGTAACTATTTAAACAACTAGGAGTAATACAACATGAATACAGTAACATTGGGTCATAGCAGAAAAAAGGATCAGGTAGTAATCTATAAAAGCAAGAGCGATGGCGATCATAACTGGGAATGGAAAACCACTAAACCTAATACTAGCAAAATGTGTACTTGGTTTGTGACTAGCAGAGTGATAGGTGAATATTACACTGTGCATATTGACCAAGTAATCCCTTTTTTACTTAACGAATTAAACAGCTGAGGTAATAAAAATGAAAATCAGAATTGATTGGCCAGAAAAAAACGATAGTGAAGTTTATACTATAGAAAGAATCTTGGACGTATACACGCCTGAGGAGATCGAGAGAGGGTTTTTAGGCAATCTCGATGGTGATGCACGGTTCATCTTAGAATGCGATAGAGGCTATTCTATCGGTATTGAAAAAGAGATACCTGAGGCTATAAAGCCATATTTAAAAGAATTGGATAAACGAACCATTTCCCACGCTTTATCCCTTTTAAATTCATATTAAACAACTAGGAGTAATACAACATGACTATACAAATACACGGATTAGAGAGTTTCTCGTTTTGTGAGACTAAAGGTCTGGCTAAATGCTTTAATGCTTTAGCACTGACTGACTTGCCTTATATCCCAGACGTAATGGATGGCGGTATTGGTTTCAATGCTAACAGTGGTTATGTATACATAGCACTGGAAGACGGCATTACTATTTGCAGTATGCTAGGGCGTGATGTCGAATATCTAGTTACAGATTACGACGACGGTGAAGAATTCTTTTTTGATACATACAAAGAAGCAGAATTAAAACTTAATGAGGTGACAGCATGAGCAATTATAAGTGGGCAGTTAGGCGACTAGAACACGCTGATACTGTGGAAAAATTAAACAGAGTTTGGGGCGGTTTAGTTAACGTCCATATAGTTGGCCATCTATCAGATCAAGACATTATGAGACTTGATAGAAAGCTATGTAA